TCGTGACGGAAACAACCGCGAAGCATTCATGATTTGGGAAGCACCCGGACCCGGCAGAAACTTTGGTGACGTTGTTCTGGAAAACGGCTACAGAAACATCTTCTATCGTGAAAACGAAAACAAAGTTACTAAAACGCAAACTCAGATTCCGGGGTGGTGGCCCACAAAAGACGCTAAGAGGGCGTTGTATGGTGACTACAGAAGGTGTTTGCAATCAAAACAATTCATCAATTACAGTATGCCAGCGGTAAAAGAAGCAAGAGAGATTATTTTCACCGCAACTGGATGGGTTACTCATTCTAAGTCTGTTAGAAACATGGACCCAAGTGGCGCAAGAGAGAACCACGGAGACCGCCCTACCGCTGATGCTTTGTGCTGTAGGGGGATTGTGCGTAGAAAAAACAACACAGAGCCGATAGAAACAGTAGAAGTACCTACAGGTTCGCTTCTGTATCGACGCAACATAGCGCAGCAGAAGAAAAAAGATAAAAAGTGGTGGTAAAATGGCCTATAAAATGGGCGAAGAGAAAATCGGTCGTCTTGCAAAGTCAATTGAATATTCAAGGCGCAAGATGCAGCCCTTCAGAGAGAAGAGATTGCAAGCTATCCAGCAGTACGTTGGCGGCAACTACGGAGAACACGGGCCGTTCGACAAGGTTCCTGTCAACCTGATGGAGATGGCAATTTCCATCTACAAAAGGCAAGTTGCTGCAAGATCACCGCAAATTCTCGTAAGTTCACAAAACCCAGAAGCCAAAGCTGTAGCGGGCAACTTCGAGTTGGCGCTCAATCTTATGTTGAAAGAGATTGGCTTTGAGGAAACGTTGCAGCGATGGGTTATTGATGCAATGTTCGCAATGGGCATTGTCAAAGTTGGGCTTTCACCACAAGCCTCTTCTGAGATCATGGGATTTACTCATGACACGGGACAGCCATTTGTTGACAACGTTGACATGGATGATTTCGTTTTTGATGTAGCGGCGAAACGATGGGATCAAATCCAATTTTGTGGTAACCGCTATTGTCTTCCATATGAAGCGGTTATGGACCTCAAGATTTTTGGCAATGATGACGTAAAGCCATCACCCTATAACCCAACCACAAATGAGGGTGGCGATGAAAGGGTCCAAAGCCTCACAACGGCGGGTGCAACCTATGGCGAAGAGTCATATATGGAAATGATTGAGCTTTGGGACATTTGGCTGCCTTACGAAAATGTTTTGGTAACAATCCCTGCTGATGTGGATGGTGGCGTTCGGTATATGGACAGCTACCGTGTTATGGAATGGGATGGCCCAGAGGGCGGTCCTTACCACAGGCTTGGTTTCAGCGAAGTGCCCGGCAATATTTTCCCAACAGCTCCCGCTATGCAGCTCATTGACATGCACGATCTAGCTAACCGGGTCTTCAGGAAGCTAGGAAGGCAGGCAGAGCGACAGAAGACGATTACCATTGTCGGTGCCGGGGCAGAAGAGGATGGCCGTAGGATCGGTTCTGCGGACGATGGGGACATTGTGCGATCAGACCGGCCAGAAGCTACTAAAGAAGCTAAATATGGCGGTGTTGACCAAAACTCACTGGCTTTTATGGTGCAATTGCGGCAAATGTTTTCGTACCTTGGTGGCAACCTTGACACAATGGGTGGTTTGTCCAAGGCATCTGACACCGTTGGCCAAGAACAGTTGATCTCACAGTCTGCCAGCACCAAGATTTCTGATTATCAAGCGGCTGTAAGCAGTGCAGTGCAAAAAGTGGTTGTTGACCTTGCAAAGTATCTGTACCACGACCCTGTTGCAGACCCAAGGATCTACAAAACTATCCCAGAAACCAATGTTACTATCAAAGCAGACTTTAGCCCTAGCATGAGGACTATTGACTTTGTTGACTACAACATTGACATTGCTCCGTTTTCCATGCAAAGCAGAAGCCCTGCCGAACGCGTGCAAACTGTCTCCCAAATTGTTTCCAACTTTGTCCTGCCTATGGCGCAGAACATGCAACAAATGGGTAGTACGTTTGATATGAATGAGTTTATTGACATCGTTGCAAAATACAGCAACACCCCCGAGCTACGAGATGTTGTGCGAAACATGAGCCCTGAAGAACAGGAAATGTTCAAGGAAGCGTCTGAAATGGCTAAGGCAACTCAAGCTGGTTCAGTAAAACCAACACAGACAACACGTAAATACGTGAGAGAAAACGTTGCGGCTGGAATGACCGGTACAGCCAGAGACGATGCGATGACCAGAATGATGATGGGTGCCGGTAACCAGCAATCAGAAGCGGAACAAATGCAATAAATGCCGTATTACATATACAAAAATCCCACAAGTGGTGAAAAAACTAGCATCTTTATGACAATTGCAGAGATGGAAAGGTCTAGCAACGCCGATGGTTCTATTGAGCTAGAAGGCAACTTGTGGCAAAGAGATATTTCTGCCGAAATCGGCAGTGCACAGATGGGGTCATGCGCAGTGTGGCCATTGAAGAGTGATGCAGCGGGCGTGCACCCGTCGCAGGCTAATGAGTTTAGAAAAGACAGTATGCAAAGAGGCATCCCTACTGAGTTTGATAAAGAAACAGGACAAGCTGTTTTTACATCAAGGTCACATCGGGCTAAATATCTGAAGGCTTATGGAATGCACGACAAGAGTGGAGGCTACGGCGATGGCTGAAGAGAACAAGGAAGTCGAAGAAAAACGACCATTTGATTTTATGGATTTCGAGGAACCTACCCTTGCTGAAATTATGGGCGAGGAAGAAGTAGATGAGGAAGAGGAGTGTGAGGATTGCGAGGACGACGACGAGTACGAGTACTACGACCCGGACAGCCCGCAACCAGAGTCTTCCGAGGAAGAAGAATCAGAATACAAAGAGGACCCACTGCCTGTACAAGAAGGTCTCCAAGCCGATCTTGTTGCAGCAGCGAAGTTGCAGGGTCTAACAGAAGAAGAAATCGCAGCCATTGGTGACCCAAAGGCTTTGAATACAATTATTTCCGCTTTGCATAGACGAGCCATTGATACTGTAGCTGAGGATCAGGCAAGTAGAGAAAGCGATGCGACTCTGAATCAAGTTGAAGAGTCACGCAAACTGTTGGCAGACATTGAAAACATGGACCCGGATGAACAGTTCGATCCTGCTTCTGCCAAAGCAATTAAAGCCCTGAGTGCAGAACTTCATAGGATGCGTAGTGAGCTGGCTGCTGTAGGCAGCAAGGCTGAAAACGTTGAATATGAACAAAGCATGTCAGAAATTTCTGCCAAGTTCCCCGAGGTTCTTGGTAAGGGCAAGACCAACGAACTCGAACCTAGTTCTGAACATCTAGAAAACAGAGCTAGGCTACTCGAAGAAGTTGAAGTGTTGCGTGCTGGTTACAAGGCATCGCGCAAACAAGTGCCAGTTGATTCGGCACTGTTTGAAAAAGCGTTCCGAAGTGTTTTCGGGACCAAAATCTACGAAATTGAACGTGAACGATTTAAGAAGAAGGTCGATAAACGCGAAAAGCAATTTATTGCAAGGGCAACAAACAACCGAGTCTCAACCAAACAAGGTAGAGAAAAGGCTGTTTCTAATGTAGCCGCACTAATGCGTGATCGTGGACTGCTTGAATTGGACGCGGAAACTTTTAGTTAAGTAAAGGCTCAATACAATGGCTGCTTTGCAAGCATCAGATATTGCCGATCTTATCGCAATGACCCAGAAGGATCTGGGACGTATGCGTTGGACGGACATTTCATACAGTCTTCAGGAGCATGTGGCACTGCCCATGATTCTCCAGAAGGAAAAGGTTCAGTATCAGTCAGGACAAGGACTTCAGTGGAATGTCCAGACTGCAACAAGCGGTGCCGCTAAGGACACCGGTCTCTACGCTGTGGATCAGGTCAACGTCACCGACGTTATGCAGACCGCTTCTGCTCCGTGGCGACACATGACCACTAACTACGCAATTGAACGACGAGAAATTGCAATGAACCGAACCCCTGCCCAGATCGTTGATCTGGTTAAGATTCGTCGTCATGACGCAATGAGTTCACTTGCAACTCACATGGAAGAACGCTTCTGGTCACAGCCCAGTGCATCTGATTCAGAGCGTCTTTATGGTATTCCCTACTGGATTACCCGTGGTTCACCCACCACTGATGGTGGTTTCCTTGGTGGCGACCCCACTTACACCTCTGAAGGCACCGGTGCTGGTGGACTTGCATCTGCCGACTTTTCCAACTGGCAGAACTGGTCTGGTTCCTACACCAACGTGACTAGCGTTGACCTCATTCGTGCATGGCGTAAGGCTTCTACCTTCACCAACTTTAAGGCACCAACGCCCTACGCTGATTATGAAGGCCCTTCTAACTATGGTTACTACACTAACTACAGTGTTATTGGCCCTCTGGAAGAAGTGCTCGAAGCGCAGAACGAAAACCTTGGAAACGACCTTGCTTCCAAGGATGGTCAGGTTATGTTCCGCCGCACGCCTGTGCAGTGGGTCCCGCAGCTCGAAAACGCTACTGGCAACCCTGTCTACGGAATTAACTGGGCGAGCATTCGTCCTGCATTCCTTGCAGGTGAGTACCTTCGTGAAGAAGGACCTAACGCTGCGTCTAACCAGCACACTGTGTTCATGACTCATGTTGACCTTACAATGAACCTTATGTGTTACAACCGTCGCGCTAACTTCCTCCTGTCTAGCGGCTCCGACGTTACTTAATTCTGAGGAAGGAAATCAAAAATGATTATTAAGCCCCAAGTGACCAACGAAAATGAGTTTGGTCTTTCGTCTCTCCAAACGCAGATGGCAAAGCAGAAGAGCATTGCCAGCACTGTGTTTGAATACATGGACGACTTCGTTCTTGAAGCCAATAGTGGTGACGACCTTACCAGAAGGTATGTCGTTACCCAGCTTACTGGCGGCGGTGCGGTTACGCACGAAGCTGCAAATGGCGGTGTCATTCTTATTGACGCTGGCAACGCATCTGACAACAACGGTGTTGGTTCAGCACAGCCCGACTCGAATGGCATTGTTGTTCCCGCAGCAGGCCGCAACATCTACTGTGAAATGCGCGTTGAGCGTACTGTTCAAAGTGGCGGCCAGTTCTTCGGATTGGGTGAAGTTGACACCACGTTTGTGACTGCAAGCCATCTGGGTGCGCCTGCAATCGGTTTTGTTTGCGATGCCGGTAGCTCTGCTATTACCGTTCTTGATACCGTCACCACCACTACTGCAACTGCAAATGACAGCGAAACAGTCACGGCAGGTGTTGTTACTGGTATGTCTGATGCCGACAAGTTCCGTACTTACGGAATTGAAATCATCGGAACTGGTGAGGTTCGGTTCTACGTTGATCGTTCTCTAGTGGCTACGCACACTGCGAACATTTCAACTAACGCCCTTGTGCCTTCTTTCGCTAGTGTGAACAGCACGACCACGCGATCCAAGCTCAAGGTGGACTACGTTTACATCGTGTCTGACCGTTAAAAGAGTCTCCATCTCTCTTAGCAACGCGCCCCCTCCTTGTGGGGGGGCGCGTTGTGCTTTATAGGCTTTTGACGTATTCACTCATTGGGCGAAAGTCTTTGTCCAACTGGACTTCAGTTGCAATTTTTGGAGATCTGCTAGTAGCAAGGTAATGCTCTAGCATCATGTCCCAAACCTGAACTGCCTTGCAACCGTGTTTCTCAGACAGTTCTTTGACAATCTCATACGTGGTTTCTCTTACGCGGACACTGACCGTTTCTGGCTTTCTGGGGTTGCTCATTCGTATCTACCTCGGAAGTATCTTTCCATCTGTGGATTTGCTTTTTCTGTTCTGCGTTCACGAACAGGTACAATTCGATTTGTCCGCTTGTTCTTGATCCTAGCCTTAATGTCCTTAAAGCTAAATATAAGCTCAGGGAACATTGCGTTATGTTTAGTAATACTAGCCAGTGCGCTTTCTATATCACCAACAGATGCGTATGTAGCTGCCTCATCTTTCGCCCTGTCGATAATTCGAGCAACAGCCATCTGGTGTTGGTATTGGCCAGAGATCTCTGTTTCCTTCATAGTGCGGAAACCCATCATCTTTACAAACCTTTGCCCAACGGTTGCCTCAAACTTAAACGCGCCCGTGTTGTCAAAGTACTGTTTCCCTGACAATTCCATTTCAGCAACAGCTTCTAGGAAGTCTTTTACGCTGTTGATTGCAGGCGAAGTCTCCAGAAGAGTTTGCCCCATAATTCCTAGTGTTGTTCTAGGTTCGTTTTGTTTTTCTTGCAAATCTTCGTACATGCGAATCATTGTGTTGCCAGTTGGGCCAAGTACAAAGTTACCAAACTGCTCTGACATTGACCTGCCGTATGGCCTGTCAAGCAAAGCAACAGATCCACTAATATCTATTTCCAACATGCCTGCCAAGAAGCCGTGCGTAATTGCATTTGAAAAATCTTCACTGCCAGTCAGGTCTTTCAGGAAAAGACGGAACTCTTCGATGTCATCCTCTGGCGGGCCACTCTTTTTGCAAGTTTCTGGGAAGAGTGCACAGAAGCCCTTCTTGCCCATGTTGTAGAGCACATAAGGGACAAGCCCTCTAACTCCACCAAGTATGAGTTGGGTAGATGCAAACCTGCTAAATGCGCCATAGCCAGTGGTGCCGTATTCATCTTTGTTCTTGCCGCGCTTAAGCATTGCCATTGCAAGTTGGATTTGGTTAATCATGAAACGCTTGAATTGGAAAGCTGTAGCTGTAATTGGACCTCGCATGATTGGCGGCTGTGTGGTTCTTGTAAACGCGTACTGTGTCATGACTACACCACGAACAGTTGCAAACTCAGCGGCTTCAAGCTCAGACATTCCCAAATTTCTTACTGCGTGGTCATACATAGCCAAGAATGCGAAGTTTTGGTTCCGGACTTCAGAGCGGATCTCATAAGGGATGAAAGGTAAGACGGAAGCGGCAAGCCTCTTGGTCTTTCTCCACCCACGTGGGCCGATTGAAGAACCCCCAGATGGGGAGTCTTTGTAAGCAGATGGGTCAGCAATTGGTCCATACTTCTTAAGAATAGCCTTGCCCTTACGGGAGTGGTACAAACGCACACCTCTCAACATGCCTGCTTCGCCAACAAGTGGGTAGACAGTTTGCAATGGCTGAAAACTGTTAATGATGTGCTGTCGCAAAGTTTTCAACAGTCTGAAGTATTGAATAGTTCTCCAAACATGCAAGCCCCTGCGCAGTGGCCTATGTCCTACATCAAACAGTCCAAAGAAAACACCCTTGCCATCTTGTGTACCACCAACGGTCTTCTGAATAACAGAATCAAGGAACCTCTCCGCCCTTGTAACGTTTTCATCTGCCGCTGGGGAAATCACAAACCTATAGAGATCTTCATATTCTTTTGCCCACTTATTTAAGCCAATAGACCTCATCTTCTCGGTAGCAGGGAAAACAATTTCTCTAAGTTGTTGCGCAAGCATGTAGCGCCTGTATCCGCGAGTTTGCAAACTCCAGACGCGTAAGAAATCTTCACTGTACCCTTCAGCTCCCTTTCGTTCGAGCATGGCAGCGTAAAAAGCGTTCTTGGATTTTGCGGTGCCAACAATCCCCCTTGTAAGGTTAAAGATTTCACCCGAAGTAAGGTCTGCTGCTTTTCTAAGTTCATTGAGCAACTTAGAGTGCTGGCCAGTTGACAACCGAACAGCAACATCAGAAGGAATGTTTGCATCAGGGAGTGCAATAAGTTGCACCTTGCCATCTTCGGTTTTCAAAGCCGCCTTAGCGACGGACTCGTTCATCTCAAGGCTAATTTGCTTGAGTTTTTCGGTAGCCTCAGCGTAAGTTGCTGCTACGCCCATGCTCTTAAGAGCAATCCGCCTAGCTTGCCAGTCTGTCTTGCCTGCTTTTTTCGCTTTTTCGTACTCAACTAGGTCAATATATCCAAGCTTGTATTCACCAAAGAAGGCGTGGTGAATGTGTTCATACTGATATCCCCAGTCTTGGGGTATTGCAATTTCTGCAATAAACTTGGGAGCCTCGTCTTTGGTGATGACAGTGCCATCCCCCATAACAATAACCTTACGCCTAGCTCCAGTTCTTGTACGAACATACTCCGTAGTCCATTTGTCTTTGTCTGCAAGGTTTTGATTGGCCATGTCCACCATGCCATCAACGGTTTGGTACGCAGCAACCTTTTCGATTGCTTCTCTCTTATTTTTAATGAGAGCAAGGCGCATCTCTTCGCCACGGGCTTTGAAGTGTTTCAGTGCCGACCGTACTTTTAGCGGTAGGTCTTTTGTTTTCGGGTCAGTGTCAATTTCATCTGGTGAAACTTTGACCTTGTCCATAAGTTGGAAAAATTTAGCGCCCTTGTTGGCTCTGTATTCTTTCGGAAGAATGTCGTATGAACGAGCATCTCTTTCGCTTTCAAGAGTTTCTTTTTTGTTCATCATCATTTCGAGATAAACCATCTTAGATGCAACTGCTTTGACAAGCGGGTTTTTGTTTAGCAAAGCGGTGTGCAGAATATTGCCTACAAACCTTTTGCGATCTTTGAGATCATCGACCTGTGTCCCGACTTGGATCTCAGCAAGAATGCTTCCCTGTGGCATTGCCTGCTGTGGGCTCCTGCCACTAAACGTCTCAAGGAACTGGTTTACAATTGACTCGTTCCTAGAACCCTCGTGGCCCTCCCATTCGCCTTCAGCAGCCACTTCTCCAAAGTTGTCTCCGTCTTCGTTTTCAGGGACAACGCTCATGTTCATCAGATACAAATCACTGTCTTCATTGTCAACAGCGGCTTGTGCTTCTTCTGTAAGATCGACCATCAACAGGTTTGGTTTATCTGCAAGGCCGCCATCTGTTATAGCGTCCCCAAAAAGTTTGAATTCCATAATGCCGTGATTTTTGTCTTTGTACGCCGTTCCCAAACCTGCCCCAGAGCCCTTTTTGAAAAACTTTTGAATGTCAGAAAGCAGCCTATCTTGCGGGCCTTCCAAATCAGAAGTTTGTACGTACTCTGACAAACCGTTGGTAATAATCTTGTCTTCAATGTTTCCGGTGTATTTGCCCTCTCTTATGTTTGCAAGCATTGCATTAATTTGTGGGCGCAAAATCCTACTTCCAAAACCGTGCAAATACAGAGAAGATGCGTTTTGAATAGCTGAGGTGTCAAGCTTGCCATCTTTCTCATCTATATAAAGCGTTTCCCTGTTTTCGATACGGTCAACCACATCCTTGTCCTGCAAATCGTAGATTTGCAACTCGCCAGTTTCTGGGATGTAAGTGTAATTAAAAGTGCCATCTGTTCTATTTTTTGTTGGGACAGCCCAAAGTTTGTTGAGCATATCGCCGTCTACGAAAGCAAGTCTAGAACACCCTTGCCTTACAGCCTGCTTGATCATGTGCTTCATCGTAGAATCGAACCACCCATTTTTGTGGTTCGATTTATCTGTCAGTGGCCTTACATCTACACCCCTTGATTGGCCTAACTCAAGAAGTTGATTTAACGTTTTGAGTGCAAGGAAAGCCCTTTCGTCTATGCTTCGTTCAACTTTCTTTCTTGTTTTCTTAATAGCCCCAGATCTTTCACGAACAGCCCTTGTCCTTTCATCTACGCCAAGGCGATTTGCTTTGTACTCAGCAACGTGTTCTAGTATTGCCGCTTCAATTGTGTCGTTAGTATCTGAACCGCTATCCAAACCCAACGCCTTAGCAATTGGTGCCAGAGGAACTGTATTCCTTCTGCCACTCACTTTGTTGTAAATTAAAACACTGGCTGCATAGGGCTCGTCTGGTTTTTTGCGACGGACCTGAACCATAATATCATCCGGAGATGCTTTCGATCTCACATCGGTTCCTTGGACGTGCCTGTCTACGGTGTAATCCGATTGGACCTCTCCAACAAGTAGAACCTTATTCCCATAAGAGTCTGTGCGAACGTCAAATCTATAATGGGATATGTAGTTTGCGTTTGAAGAAGTTCTGCTGAAGTTAAAGGAGGTTTCTTCAACGGGGCGACTTAGAGCTGAAACTAGAGAAAGTTTTCCTCTAGGAACAGACCGATCATCCGGATCAAAATCTTGTCGAGCGTGCTGTCCGTGATGACTGCCAGCGTATGGCGCAATTATTCCGCTTTGCCCTTTGTAGTTTCTGCTGTTTGAATACAAAACCACTTCGCCGTAATTTGTTGCTTCAAAACGTTTTGTTTCATAAAAATCATCAGCAAAATTAGTATCAAACCAAAAACGCCGGTAAGCAGGATTGTAACCAACGGTTTCAAGGTCAGATTGATTTGGCAAATTTTCGATGTAGTTATTAACAAAGGATTCACCCAAATGACCACTCAGTTCATACGCAGGTCTTTGAGTATCTTCCCGTGCAAGAAGCGCAATAACGTCTTTGGTATCCAAGCGCGTAGTTGCATCAGTCTTTCGATTTGGATCGGCATTGTAAGCTTCACCAAGTTCGACAACAAGAGTGTCTTTTTGACCAACATTACCCAGAAGCGCATTCCCTTGGTCTTTGGTGCTAATTCCGCCAAATCTTTTTGGTGCTAACCCAATGGTAAGGGCTTGATGTTCAAGAAAACTTTCTTGCGCAAAATTTTTGTCGAACTCATAAAGATCCATTGGAAGATCTGGGTCCTGATTATTGGCAAGAAATGCTTTTCCTTTCAATACAGACTGTAGGGTTTTGTAATCTATCTCTATTGCTAGATCGTGAAAGCCCCTGTAAGTCGTGTATTGCTTTTCTTCAGTCAGATTGACGTTTTCAAACTCAACTGGTGTATACGAAGCCTCATAGACAACGCCGTCAACGTCACGTTCTGTTACTTTGATAATTTCAATTTGCAAAGGAAGTACCAAGTTGACTCCCATTCTTCCTTGGTTCCTGTGCACGTTGATAAAAGCCGAGCGATCTTGTTGCAAGCTAATCCCGATTCGCGGCGGCCCTTTAATTTGTTGAAGTTTCTGCCTGCGATAAGATACGTTTTTATCTACATCTTGTCGGTCAAAAATCTTCATCCCTTGTTTTTCTACAACGTCAGAAATGTCTTCGCCATAGATTACATTTCCTTTGAAAAAACCAGTGACCATTTCAATTTCAGATTGACTTACCACTTGGCCCAAATCAGTTATTGGGCGAGGGGTTTTTTTCAACATGCTCTTGAAAAGATTTTCAATTGTTTCGTAGATGGGCCTAATGAACAGGTCGCTGCTAGGCTCTTTGGCTTTGTTTTGGTTACCTCTCGTTGCAGTAAGGAAAGCAACATCTGGTTGACTTAGGTCCAGCCAATCAAGAAGGTCTTGAGTTTTAACCTTTGGAAGTTTTTTAGACTTTGGGTTGTCTGCTTTGTATTGCCGCCGGTACTCTTCGTAATAATCCTCAAACCCCCTCCACTTAAGTTCTCTTGCAATGCTTGGGTCTTTAATTCCCATTTCATGCAATTCTTGTGCGGAGAATGAATCCTTATCGGTGCCTTGCAAGGCGCGTTCTAGTCTCGTTTTGTTTGTTGCAGTCAGTGGATTCAAAACCACAGGGCCACTCAGGCTCTGGTTTACATTTGCAGATTCATCTGCGGATGTCACGTGGATTGAGTTGTCTTGCTTCAAGAGGTCAAGGACGCCTCTAAGAAGGGTTGCTCCTTGCGCTATCTGGTCGGGGGTAAGCCCCACCTCTTTTGCAATGAACTTTTCACTACGCCTCGTATCGTCAGTCTCTTCTGAGACTATTCTGCTGCCGTCAGTAAGTTCAAGCAATGCGTCAAGGTCGCGCTGCTGCTGCGGGTTCAACTTTGCTTTGATACCCAAGGCTTCAAGGATTGCATTCAAGAACCTCATCAAAGCATTAGGTTCGATTCTCATTAACTCATTGAGGACTTCTTGATCTGTTGCAATTGCGTCAAACAAAAGATCACAAAGAACCGTAGGTGTCTCTTTTAACAGTTGTTCCTCAGAAATCTTGTAAGCCTTGAGTCCCTGCGCTTCTCTGGCTTTTTGGTTTGCGTTATACAAACTCTCGTATCTCTTGAGCAAGCGTTGTACAAGTTCAGGGGCTATATTAAAAATGGCAGCAGCAAGATTTTCAACTTCTGTTGGGTATCGCTCCTGAAAAATATGAATAGCCTCATGGTAGAGGACCATTTTTAGAGCGCGGCCATTGCCAGCACGTTTTTTGTTGATAGCAATAATGCCGCTTGTAAGTTGAAAACCAGCAGTCGCTTGATTTGTATCGAAGAACAAAATCGTAATGTTTCTTGCTTCGGCGTACTGGCTCGCTTCGACTTGGTCTGGATTGTTTGGATCTGGCTCTAAAGAAAATCCGTTATCAGGTCGCCCCGTCATATTGATGACCGCAGTGACGTTTCTAACAATTTCAATCTCGGCACGGATTACTTCGTCGTCTAAATCTATGTCTTCCAATTGCTGTGGTTTATTTGCAATTGGTGCCGCTTGCAGACCTAAATTAGACAGCACGTCAACGTGAGACTGCCCAACCCCAAGTCTTCTGAGTTGTTCATTCAGGAGGTTGATTCTCTCATGCAACTCTCTTTTACTATTTGTAATACCTTTGTTAGTTGCAA